GACTCCCGCTACCACGCAAACCTACGCGTATGCGGCGACCTGACCCAAGCCCAACTAGATGAACTACCGATCCTCGATCCCGCACCGACAACTCCGATGAGGGTATTCGCATGAAATGGCTTGCCTTACTCTTGCTTGCAGGCTGTTCCGCGTCGCAACAAATAGCGACTAGCGCAACGGCAATTAGGGAATACGCTTCTACGATCAGGGATCAAAGCGCAAACATTCAAAACGAATCAAGCGAGCCGGCGGTGATTTCAAGCGCAAAATCCATAAGCGCAACGGCGGATCGAATTATTGCCGAAGTTGCCGACATCCAAGAATCCATTCCAAAAGTGGCCGACATAACCCCGTGGTGGGCTACGCTCATAAAATGGGGGTTCATAATGGTGGCAGCCATAGCCGCTACTTTCTTGCTAATTCAGTCCGGCGCGCTAGTTTGGCTGCGCCTGTTGCTAAACCTAATCCCCAAACGTGTCACAACGGAAGCCAACATAGCCATGAATGTGCTTGATCCTGCCAAGGAAGATAACCTGACTACTTGGATTGCAACCAAACGCGCCATTGATCCCCTATTCAACAAGGCATGGCTTCAAGCCAAATCCGAGCGGGTTTCTGATATAGTTACCGCAAAGGAGAATTGAACTATGGACAGCATTTCAAGTTTTTTGGGTTCGTTTTGGTTTGGGGTTATGCTCGCTGCGTTGGGCTACATCGCCGGCAATTTGATTCCGCTTGCGACTCTCGCTAAGTGGATTCCAACTAAGAAGGACTGACCCACTTCTAAAGCCCTCGCAGGGGAAACCCTACGGCGGCAATTTATGGCAAAGCGCAAACCCAAAACAAAAGTAGCAAAGGCGGAAGAACCTTCTCCCGCGCTGCAAATTGAAGCGAAAGGCCGCAGGTCATCGCTTGCCGTTATTCAACGCGCAGTTGAAAAAGGGTGGAATGTTCCACAACGCATTATTGATCAAGTGCCGGAAATCGTCGCCCAAATTATGAACGATCAAATCGCCCCTATTCGTGACCGCTTGCGAGCCACGGAAGTGCTTGCTTCTCTAGTCAAGCACAGGGTTGAAGCAGCCATTGCCTTAGACAAAATAGAAAGGCTAGACGGCGGAGAAGCAACGGAACGTTTTGTGGTTTCCCCTGAAATTGAAGCGCGCGCCCGTGAAATAATATCTAGGCGGTTAGGTGAACAGCGATAGCGTTGCGGCTGTTGCCGCTGCCGCGCGTGAATGTCCCGATGTCTTTGCGGAACTGCTAGGGTTTCAGCAATCGCAACTGCACACGGATATGCAAGCGCACTTGACCGCGCACAAGGATGCGGCAGTAGGAATGCCCCGTGGACACGGCAAATCCGTTCAAATCGGTATTCGTGAAGCGTGGGAAATTGGCAGAAACCCAAGAATCCGCATTAAGCACATTGGGCAAACGGTGGTTAAAGCACAAGAGCAAGTTCGCATGGTTGTGCAGATCATGCGCTCCGAAGTTTACAAATTGGTGTTTCCTGAAATCCAAATAGTCAAGCCAAAGCCGGACGATGACGGCTCTAACGAAATTGTTGTGCGGAGCGACACAATGCACAAAGATCCAACGCTTCAAGCCGCCAATATTTTTGGTCGCGCCGGTGGACGCGCTGACCTATTGATCGGCGACGACGTATGCGATTTACGCAATTCAATCTTGATCCCTGCGGAGCGGGCAAAGGTCAAGGAATCGTGGCGCAACAATTGGCTACCCATGCGTGACTTTTCAGCCGGCGTTCCGCGCACTTGGCGGCTGTTTACGCCGTACCACTCCGATGATCTAACCGCCGATTGGAAGCGTTCCGCAGAATTGGACGGCTCGCTTTATTGGAAACCCTGCAAGCACTACCTTAGTCCTTGGAGCAAAGTCTTTACGCCTGCAATCCTAGAAGCACAGCGCAAGGAAATGGGGCAAATGGGCTACGCGCGCGCCTATGAACTCGTTGCAATTGCCGATGATGCTTTGATATTTAGACCCGAATGGATTGAAGCCGGATATTACATCGGCGATCCATCGCACGAAGCGCAAGCCACAGGTCGAATTGTGGCTGCAATCGATTGGGCATTTACAGCCAAAAGCGGCGAAAAGGGCGATTTCAGCGTTTGCGTTATTGGCTTGCTAGACAGGGAAGGCAAGGTTTGGATCTTAGAAGCCATGCGAATGCAGGCAACGTTCCCCGAATTCATGCGCCGCGCCGTGGATTCATGCGAGCGGCTTGATGTTTCCCTCATCATCGCAGAAGGCAACGGGCCGCAAATGGGGCTGTGTCAGCAACTTGCTAGTTCTACAAAGATTCCCGTTCGCCAAATCAACCGAACGAAAGACAAGGTAACGCGTGCGAGCGAGGCGCAACCGATGGTTGAACAAGGGCGTTTGAAGTTGCGATGCACCACGCAAGGCAGGGTTGAAATTACCCAAGAGCCAATTCGAGATGAGATGATCGGATTCCCTGCTGCTGAACATGATGATACCGTTGACGCTGTGGTTGATCTTCTCGATTACGCAAGAACAAGTCGTTATGATCCTAGAAGCAAACCTAGCACGGTGAAAAACGAATTGCCCAAATTGTGGAGATTGTACGGACGATGAGCGAAAAAGAACAAGATCTAGCAGCGGAAACACAGCAAGGCGACACGCTCAAAACGCAGCCGGTGTTTCAGCAACTCGTCACGCCGGTGGAAATGCAGCGTTCGTTTTATACGAGCGTCAACAAAGTCTTGCGCCAAGGCTCGCTTGCGTTTCGCAAGGATCGAACGCTTCAGCGTCAAATGCGGTTTGACCCCGACATCATGGGGCCGCTGTTAAGTTTGCAATTGGGTGTTGCTTGCAGCGATTGGACAATCACGCCGCAGGCTGACAAGATGAAAGATCCCGAAGCCGTTCAAAAGGCTGCAATCATTGAAAAGTTGGTGCGCGGCATTCCTCGCATTACAGACTTCATTCGCCACTTGCTAGATGCTCTTTGGTACGGTCGCAGCGCGGTAAACATTGTTTACGGTCGCAGCGAGGACATGATTTATATCCGTGATTGGTTGCCTATCCACGGCGATAGCGTTGTTTCCACGGAACTAAATCAGATCGGTTTGAAGGTCGGCCCGCGCTATTACACGCAGTTTTCCGGCGGTGTTGATCCTGACACGGACAAAATTAACGGCACAATTATCGGTTGGGATTCACGCGTATTGCCGCTTGATGAACGCCAACGGGCAACCATTGTGCTTCACACCTATCAAGCCCAAGGCGTAGACTTTGATGACCCCTATGAAGCCGAGAATGCTTACCTAGGGCGCGGAATGCGTGATCTGTGTTGGTACTATTGGTCAATGAAGCAGGCCGCGCTTCAGAATTGGGCTACCTACATTGAACGCTACAGCATGGGAATACGAATCGGAACGTACCCGATTGGCAACGATCAAGCCAAAAACGAAATGGAAACCGTCATGCAAAATATGCTTGGCGATGTTTCTGCATTGATGCCGCGCGACCCCAACGCCACGGGCGATCAGCCGTTTGACATTAAGATTCTTGAACCCAACGCCGGCAACGCCGAAACCTTTGCCCGCATGGTTGAATACTTAGTTGGAAATATCAAGGAAGTAATCCTTGGGCAAACGGGAACAAGCGAAGCCATTTCCACCGGAATGAATTCAGGCGTAGCCGATGAACACGCCAAAACCCTAAACCGACAAATGCAGTATGTAGCCAACGGTTTAGCGGAAACAATGAACCGTGAAGTTATACAACCCCTTTACTTGCATAACTTTGGGCATGAAGGAACGATTCCGCAATTTACCTTTAGCATTTCCAAGCCTGATCCTGAAGCCTACATGAAGGCAGTTGAAACCTTCACCAAATTGGGCGGGCGCGTATCGGAGCGTGAAGCCCGCAAGGTGTTTGGGTTGGCAGAGCCTGAAGATGATGAACCCGTATTGCAAGCACCCGCCGAGGGCGGAATGTCGCCGCTTGACGTGCGGCCAATGGGCAAAGATCCCGAACCGTTGCCGGACATGGACGAAGCCGAACCGCCTAGCGATGAGCCGCTAACTAAGATTAAAGCCCGCAAGCGCGGCAAGAAGGCATTTACACGCTCAAAAAAGAAGTTTAGCGCAGGCGCGGAAACGAAATGGTTTGCCGGCGAAACGGAATTAGGCAAAGGGTCAGGCTCTCGCAAAGTAGTTACCGGCGCAGAATTTAAGGCAATGTTTCCAATAGAAACTTCCGCTTTTAGTTACGACACTCAACGAATGGCCGCAATAAATCCACAACGGCAATATTGGGTTGGGTTTGTTAATGGTGTTGCAAAGCCAATTACGCGCGTAGTGTTGTGGGCTGCAAAGCCAAACAAGCCGTTGCACAAGTGCAATTCTAAATGCAAAACCGCCAACGGCGGGGAATGCAATTGTGAATGCCTTGGCAAAAATCACGGGATACTAAGGGTTTGAAAGACTTTGATGCGGTCTACAAGCGCGGTCTAGTCATCGTTGACCGCCTGTACCGGCAAGCCATAGCCGATCAAATCAAGGGCGACAAAGCAGCCGCCAAAAAATCTTGGGCAAAATATCAATTTGCCCTGTCACAGATCCTTACCTTAACCGTTCTACATGGTGAAGCGGTCGCATACGCGGCGGCACAGCGGGCAGGTCTAAAGATCGTGCCTGATCCAAAACTCAAGAAGAAGCCCGAAACCTTTGCAGAGCGCAAGGCAACAACCGGCTTTGAAGTAGGCGATTTTTGGGAAGCCATTTGGGGATTCAAGAAAAAGATACCTTTAGCGTCCAAGGCAGTCCAAAAGGCGCAACGTGAAATGGATGAATTAGCCGCCAAAATCGCCAAGGCGGAAAGCGTTAATGCCCTAACGGATCTTTCAGCGCGCTTAGAAGCACTCCGCAAGACTCTAAAAGGCTCTTTCCGCGTCAAGGGGGCTTCGGCGGCGCAGGCTAGGAAACTCAAGGCGTTAATTGCGGATGCCATTATTCACAAGAAACTGCCCGAAGGCTTGCGAACCGGCGGAATGAGCCAATTCATTTCCCGCGCGCAGGTGGAAGGAATCGTTGGTTTGACTAGCGCGCGCATGGAAACGGTCTACCGCACCAATGTGGCAAGCGCATACAACGATGCAACCGTAGAAGCAATGGACAAACCTGCGGTACAGACGTGGGCCCCGTTGCTTCGCCTAGTCGAAATCCATGATTCCCGCACCCGTGGCGCGCCAAATGGGGTTTACAAACAAAAGGGAAAGAGCGCAAACGAGGGTTTCCATTGGCAAATGGACGGCTACATTGAAACAGCGCAGCGATTTAAGGAACAAAACCTTGTCCCGCCAAACGGTTACAACTGCCGTGGCTCGCTTGAACCGTTTACGCATGACGATGCCGGCGAACTAGGCTTGCTCGACAAGGACGAAAACATTGATCAAGCGAAACTAAATCGCTATAACAGCAAAAGGCAAATTGTGATTGATCGCGGGCTATACCCCGATGCAGGATTCAAATGACAGAAATGACCCTTCAGCAAATCAACAAGGCAATCCGAGAAGCCAAGAAAGAGCGCGCGGCAATAGCCGCAGCGCAAGCGGCATATTTGAAGGCCGCCGAAGATACGCGCAAAGCAGTAGACCTAGCAACGCAAAAAGCACGAAAGGCAACACAATGAAGATTGAGGACAAGGCGTATTTTGCGGTTTCATCGGCCGAAACAGAAAAGAAAATTCGTGACCTAACGGCAACGTGGCGTAAGTTGATGAATGTTGCCGACAACTTGCACGGCATGGCTAACCCATCGCCGGAAATTATGAAACGCCAAGATCAAGTGGATGCTGACATGGAACGCATTGGCGACCAAATAGCGGAGTTAAAAAAATCAATCGGCGTTCAAGAAAATGTTTCCGTAAGACTTTCCAAGCCCGTCGAGGACAAAGCGTATTTTGAAAAAGAATGGACTGACTCCGGATTTAGTGCTTCGTTCTTTATTAAAAAATTGCAAGGCATGATGGCTGTGTATCAAGGCGAATACGATAACGAATACAAAAACAAAATTATTGGTTATGCCATATTACTAGCCAACCATCCCGACTTTGTATTAAATGGGGTTAGTTCCCAAGCGTTGGCTAAGAAGGCTTTTGCACTTGTTAAATTTAAATATGCCCGCCAAGGCTCTAAGGCTAAAATGGGATTTTTGTCAGGTACAAAAAAACAACAAATTGATTATGTTTTTGGCGTGGGAACAAATTACGGAGAACGGGCGTGGAAAAGTGGAATTAAACGATTAATAGATGACAAAGAAGCCCTAGCAAGAATTAGATTGTTAAAATATGAATTAGATCCATTGTCGCCAATGCGAAACACGGTTGACAAAGAGTTTGATAAAGGTTGGTTAAGGGGATACACAAGTCAACAAATACAAGAATCCGAAAACCCACCAAAATTTAAAAAGGGTGATAGGGTTTTGTACAATACGGGGACTGCAAAACATATTGGAACTATTGAAAAAGTTAGTCCATACGCAAAGCCGGAAGCGGAATACATTGTTGCTTTTACAACGCTTTCAACAGGCAGATCACAACTTAACATTCCGGAATCGTCAATAAGCAAGTCTAATGCTTCCCGCACAGGAACTAAATCCAAGTTTGCCAACCGTGGAGCGTTCGCTGAAGCGTCATCGTCGCCGGTGCTTGGAAGCCTGTTAGAGAAAAAGGTGATGCCTGAAGGTGGTTGGCGCGCTGTAGAAACCGATGGCGCGGCGTTGGTAATAGCCTTTGAGGATAACGACATTGCAGGCAACTTTGCTAGGAGAGCAGCGGAAAATGGTTATAGTGCAACTGCGCCAATGGCTATGGCGGGACGATTTTGGAATGTAAAGGTACAAAATGAAAACAAACAATAAAAAAGTCGAAGATAAATTTTATGGCAAGCGCGTTGTGAAGGGAATCTTTGCGAAGGTAAATATATCTTCACAAATTAACGCGGCTAAACAACTAGGCGTTCAAATGGCTAGAGAAAACAAATCTAGTGAGTATGGAGATTCTAGATGGAACACATTGCTAAACGAAACCTACAAAATGGTGGGTGGTGAAAATACTGATCAGGGTAGTAATGTTGGAAAACAATTGCGTGAGGCATGGAAATCCGCAAATGAAAAAGAACAAGGTCGAATCCAAAAGATACAACAAGATGCAAGTTTCAAATTAGAAGCAACTGTTCGATCTTTAAAAAGCAAATTAGAATCCAAGGGTTTTTGCAGCAACAATAAAAATTGCTCGCCTCAAGATAAAGCACTTCAAAAAGAAATTGGCGAGGCTTTTTCCTATGAAACTTCAGATCAGCAATTTATCAGTTTGATTAGAAAAATGACTGCGCGGCTTAGTCAGCCGTTTGGTGCGGCATCCAAAAATAGCCGCACAGGCGTTAAAGCAATGTTTGCTTTAAACAAGGCAGAGGCTATAAACGAAGTGAAGGTTTTGAAATTGGCAATTTCAAAGTTAGAACCACAATTAGAAATGTACAAAAATCGTTTGAAAGAAGCCGTTAAATATTACAAGTCTTTGGTTAAGGGCGAGGTAACATTTTCCCGCACCGGCTCAAAAGCGAAGTTTAGTCATTTATCAACCATGCTAGATATGCTTGACTATCAAAGCGCAAACGATCAAGAGGATTTGGCAAAGAAAAACATTAAGGCATTGGCGCAATCAATTGGCAAATTAAATCCAACTAAAGATGAATGGTCACGCTATGTAAAAATTGCTAAATCTTTGGGATTTACTGAAAGCCAAATTTCAGGATTTGCCCGCACCGGCTCCAAGGCCAAGTTTTCTATGTCGGTTTCCTATGATCCTGCAACGGAACTTCTGACCGTTGGAAACAAACATTACAAGTGCAGCCGCTCGCAATCGGGCTACGTTCTTAATGTATTGCGAAATGTTAGAAATGCCAAAAATCCATCCAACGAGCAAGCGCGCGCTATAGATGAATTTCAAAGAGAAGGCATTATTTCAATAACAGACAAAACTTTTAATTCTAAGGCAAAGTTTGGATGGCCTAAATCTAAGTTTGATATTGGCGACTATGTAGCCGTTGTTGGCGGTTCTTTAAACAGCGTTGGCATAGTTTCATATACAAATTATGTAGATAATAAAGTTGATGGTGGTTGGAAATACAAAGTAATATTTCCAAACGGAACTATGACATTTAACGAGGGTAGTTTAAAATTGGCTAAACCTTCTTCTGCCGCAGTTTCTTCAATACAGGCTAGACAATAATGGCTGCTTCCCACCAAACAGAAACCACGCCTGACGGCAAGGTTCGCATTAAAGACTTGGAATTGTTCATGGGTTACGATCCCTCAATTGATGCTGAGGATGATGATGCCATGCAGGAATACGATTCCGAGAAGGTAAAGGACATTGTTAGCCGCACCAATAAGTTCATAGCGCGCGGAAGCCGTCCTAAACTTGTGATTGAGCATGAAAAAGATGGCAAGCCAAGCAACCCAAGGGCTGTTGGCGACATCGAAAAGGTATGGCTTGAAGAGCGCAACGGCGTTTCCTATGTCATTGGCGATGTGATTATGCCCCAAAAATCATACGATGCCTACTTGGCTACCAATGCTTTTCCGCGTCGATCCGCTGAGATTTGGAAAGACAATCATTTAAGCGAAGTGGCATTGCTAGGTCGGGATACCCCGCGCCGGCCATTGCCGGACACCTCATTTACGAAACTTGGCGATAAGATTATTTTTGAAAGAAAATTGTCCACGTTGGACATGACACTTGACTTGAAAAGCAAATTTGACGAAATTGGCGTAGGTGGTGGTTCAAACACCTTCGTCCCATCGTCAGGAATTACAAAGGAAACAAAAATGGCTAAGAAGAAGCGAATGGATGCTGAAGAAGAATTGAAGCAAAACGCCGCTATGGAATGCGCCGTTGACCCTGACGAGGATGAAGAGAACTTCGAGGGCGATGACGTTGAATCAATGGAAGCCGATGCCGAAGCAATGGGCGCGGATGACATGGAAGATGAAATGGCCGAGGACGAAGATTTGGAAGTTATGGCCGAAGATGACGACGAGGAAACGAACGCCTACGGCGGCAAGAAGAAAATGAAGCAGCCAATGTTTAGCAAGGGCAGCCGATCCGAGAAGGCTTTGTTTGCACAAGTGCAGGCTTTGACTCAAGCCAATACAGCAATGGAGCGTCAATTGCGCCTTGAGCGGTTTGGCAAGGAAGTTGACAACATGGTTCGTGACGGTTTCCGATGCTCTAAGTTCCGCAATCAAATGGTTGAGGAGTTAGCCGACAGCGAAACCCCACAAGCGAAGGTTTCCTTTTGGAAAGCGACAATGGCGCGCGATCTAACGGGTATGCCAATGTTGGCTCAAATGACTGTGCAAAACGATAGCCCAAACATGGGTGATCGTGAAGCAAGCGACCGCGCTGTGCGTGAAGCAGCCGGCGACATGACGAAATTCAAGCAACTGTTCAGCAAGTACACAGGCAAACAAGCCTAATTTAAAAGGAAAAATACAATGGGATCTTATTCAAGCACACCGGCACTACGGGCAACAGGCACAATTCTTCCCTACACTTTTGTAGGTATTGGTAGCGGCGACAACACGGGCGCGGCGGCAACTGCTGCTGCAACCCCTGTTCTTGGCGTTTCCGATGGTTCAACATTGCAATTTGATAGCGCAAATCATGCGACTACAGGCTTGCCAATCACGCTTCAAGGCGGCGATGTAGTTCTAATCGCTGTTGCGTCTTCAACCGCTATTGCGGTGGGTGATCGTTTGCAGGCAACCACAGGTGGCTACGCAATTAAAGCGATTGTTACCGGTGGCACTGCTTTGCGTTGGCAAGGTTTGGTTGCGCTCGAAGCAGTTTCTTCACAAGCGTCAAATGTTGTTATTCGTGCATACAAAAATGGTGGAATGGTTTACTACCCAACCACACTTTAAATCAAACTTACAAAGGAGTATGAAAAATGGCTGAAGTAGGAGTTGGTGGTGGCCCGAATACATTCGTTCCCACCTTTAGTCCGGCAACCGGACAATTGCAGATTGAGTTTACACGTTCCGTAAATCAATTTCCAATTACGCGTTATGCCCAAATTGTTCCCGTGACCGCCATGAAGGGTTACTACCTCAAGATTGACGAGGAGGAAACGGCCCGCTTGGTTACTGTTCAAGATGCCCAATGGCCGCTTGGAGAGGATCGACCAACAGGCGTAAACAGCGATTTTGAATTTGTTGCATACACAACGCAACGCTTCCAAAACTCGTTTAGCATTCCGGCGGAAACCGCGCGCCAATCCGCTTGGGATATTGTTGCGAGCCATGCTCGTATTCAAGCATCCAAGATGATGACACACCGCGCTTCCCGCGCTGCAACAACTTTGACGACTTCCGGAAATTACCCATCCAACGCTTATGTTGTTAGTTCAACAGCGGCTATTGGTACGGCAATCAATGCCGGAACTGATAGCGTTCAAAAGTTGATCCGCTACGCAATTGAACAAATTGTTCAAAACACCGTTGGCGTTGTAACTCCAAAGGACATCATTATGGTGATGAATCCATCAGCCGCGCGCATTATTGCGTCAACTGATGGCGTTCGTGACTATGTGAAGAACACCCCGATGGCTTTCAGCGCGTTAACAGGCGATGCAACATTTGCAACTTACGGCTTGCCGCAAACCCTGTTTGGTTTGGGCGGCGTGGTTGTTGATGACACCGTCAAGGTAACGACCCGCAAGGGTGCGGCTTCGCCTTCCCGTGGATTCTTCTACGGTTCAGCGGCAGCCCCATCGGTTGTGTTTGTGAGCCGTCCCGGCGGTTTGGTTGGAAACGAAGGCCCTTCGTTCTCAAGTTTGACCGTGTTTGCCTATGAGGACATGACAGTTGAAACCTTGGAAGATCCTTGGAATCGACGCATCAAGTGTTCAGTTGTTGACAATTCAGC